CAAAAGTTATAGTTTTCTTCTCCCAAGTGTCAGCACTATTTATTGTATAAGTATTTCCGATAATTCTACTTTGGTCGTTATTCAATAAACTAACATTATAGTCGCCAGTTTTATTTGACTTAACCCAAAAAGAAACAGTTGTACTTTGAGCAGATGAAGTTCCAAATTTTAAATACTGTAGATTTTGACCTTCAAAACTTTGTTGTATTCTACACATATCATTAGTAGCTAATGATGTATCTGCTGTCGTACAATCCATTTTTAATGACTTTGCAAAACCTTGACCACTTGGAACATCAGTTGATTGAGTTTGTGTAAATTCCCAAGTTGGAGAACCACTTTCTTGAAACTTCCATCTATCGCAAGTATGATAACCATTATCTCCATTACCTAATCCAGTAGCCGAAGTTCCTCTTTGTGCTATGTCCATTGAACCATTGATGATGATGTTTCTGAACTTAACATTGTCTTGAAATCCAGCACTAGGTATTTTTGATATTGCCATTATTTATTCTCCAACTCTGTTATTCTAGTTTTTAATTCTTCAATTTGAGTTTGTTGTTCTTGTAATGCTTTAATTAAAATTGGTACAAATACAGAATATTTAACTGATTTAGTGCTTGTTCCTAATTCATTTCCTTTTTTATCTGTGTCTGGAATATCCTCTACCATGTTTGGAAATACTGTTTCCAATTCTTGAGCAACAACACCTATTTGTTTAAAATCAGGTTCGTCTTTAAAGTTATAACTTCTTACTTGAACTTGTTTTAATTTTTCTAATTTAGGAGTTGCATCAACAATATTTTCTTTAAGTTTTACATCAGATATTCCTGCATAAGAATTATTTGAGTTTTGTACATTTCCACTTGCAAAAATTACAAATCTTACATCACCATCATTATTTAATGAGCTGTTTCTGTCATATCTAACTACACTGGAAGTATTAGAACCATCTGTTATATTAAGACTAAGTCTAAACGCTGATATATTTCCATCACTATCGATACGCATACTTTCTGAACCATTAGTACCAAACGACATCATATTATTTGAGTGATTATAATTTATTTGACCAACATAAGTTCCTGCACCAGTAGAATCATCAGCAAATTGTAAAGTTCCTTCATCTGTATTTCCTGAATAAATTGTAATTCCTTCAGTACCAGAACCAGAACCAACTACAAGATTTCCAGTACCATTTGCAGAGTTAATTGTTGAAGCTACTGTGTTACCAATACCAACATTCTGATTACTATCAATCGTAACTGCTGTACTTGTAGCATTGTCATCTATTCCTGTAGAACTGAATGTTGTTAATGGATAATTTAATTGTGCTTCATTAACAGAGTTGTTTGGTGGATTTACAGTTTGAACAGCTTTACCTAAATACACACAGTACATGTCATCTGAAGATGATGTAGCTTCTGTTAGTGTTAATGTATTTGAATTTGCTGAATATGCAGTTGTAGGCTCTTGTCTAACATTATTAATAAATAATGCTAACTCATTTGCATTAGCAACTGGATTATCCAATGTGTAAGATGTAGTCGCACTTGTAGTAAAGTCTTGCTTTTGAAAAGCACTGTATTTTTCAGCTGGAATATTTCCTATGTAAGCCAAGTTTATTCTCCTATGAACTTATTGCATCTACTGTTGATACCCAAACATCTAAAGATGAAGCTGTGTCTGATACTACTTTTAAAGCATCACCAGATTGAACTACAAACTTTGCTCCACCATCTAAAACTTGTAATGATGAACCTGCAGGAATAGGTGCATCTTTAATTAAATAAATATCGTTTGAACCATCATTGATATAAACTGATGCTATAACTGATGAACCAGTTACATTTGAAACTGATATACCAACTACTGTATCATAACTATCAGCAGTAAATAAAGTTGCTGCAGATGTTCCTACATCGTTGCTTGTGTATCTTCTAAAATTTTGTGCCATGTTTTCTCCTTAAAGTGCTATTGCCATAGCGATTGCAAATCCAGCTGAAGCTGCATCTATGTTTGTTAATTGACTACCATCTACAGCAGGTAATTTTGCTGAACCATCAAGTTGTACCACATTATTTGCAGAAGTTCCAACATTTAATGTAGATGCAGTTCCTAATCCAGAAATTTTAGTATTAGCAATTGAATTAACTGCTAGTGTAATAGTACCTGATGAAGTAATTGGTGAGTTTGCTACTGTAAATTCTGAAGAACCTGAATCAGCTACTCCTACTGAAGTTACTGTTCCAACATTAGATGGAGTAATAACAGTATAGGTAATATTGGTTGAACCTACTGATCCTGTATTATCAGTAGTACATAAAAATATTTTATTGTCATTTGCAGTACCTTGATTGACTACAACCATTCCACCAGATAATTCAGCAATTGTGTCATGTTCTGGATCTCTTGATGCAGCACCACTTGATACTGCTAGGTATAATCCATTTTCTGTAGCATCAGTTTGATCTTTTAATAAAACTCTATCTCCTGCAACAAGAGTAACACCATCAATAGAATCTCCTGCTTCTAAACCATTAGATAAACTTACATTTCCTGTAGAAGCACATTCAGCAATCGTTCTAGTTCTTAAACCTGCAACAGCTTGATCTACATAATTTTTAGTAGCTGCATCTGAACTAGCAGATGGAGAACCAAGACCTGTAACTGCTCCACCAGATATTGAAACATTATTTGCATCTTGAGTTGCAATCGTTCCTAAACCTAAATTAGTTCTAGCTGTAGAGGCAGTTGTTAAATCTGATAAATTATTTGATGCAGTAAGTTTAGCATCTAATTGAGTTTGTATTGCAGATGATACACCATTTAAATAACCAAATTCTGTATTTGATATTGTACCATCATGTATTTTAGTTGCATCAATTGCTGCACTAGCATTTACATCTGCATTAACAATAGAACCATCTACAATTTTTGCACTTGTAACTGAATTGTCTGCTAGTTTGGCAGTTGTAATTTGTGAATCTGCTATGTGAGCTGTGTCTATAGATCCATCAACATATTGCTCACTATCAATTGAGTCATCAGCAATTTTAGCATTTGTAATTGCATCTGCTGCAATTTTTGCTGTTGTAACATTTGCATCTGTAATTTTTGCTGTAGTAATTGCTGTATCAGCAATCTTCGCAGTTGTGATTTGTGAATCTGCAATATGTGCAGTATCAATACTGCCATCTACATAGTGTTCGCTATCAATACTATCATCTGCGATCTTAGAACCATTAACAGCATCTGCTCCAATCTTAGCGGTAGTAACTGCACCATCAGAAATATTGGATGTTCCAATAATTTCAGTTGGTATAGATGAATTAGTTTTTGAAAGTGCTGCAACATAAACATTAGAAATAGCTTCATTAGATAATGAACCGCTATCCCAAGTTACATTGACTGTTGTGTTTGTAGAAAAAGATGAACTAGCAATCGTACCATAGATAGTTCCTGGAGTAGAAGCTGTTAATTTAATTCTTCTTCCTGCATGATAGAAAGAAGTTACATCAACACCATCTATTGTAAAAGAAGTGGCACTTGCATAAGTTGCAGTATAAGTACCTGAACCATCACCATATTCTACCCATTGTGAATCATTATACCAATCTCTAGTATTTTTCATTAATGCTCTAATGGCATTATTTAAGTTGGAAGGTAGCATCCCTTCGGCAGTAGAGATACTATTAAGTGATGTATTGTTTGCCTGTGTTGTTGAATAATCTTTTATTCCTGCCATATTAATCTCCTATAAACCATGAGAAAGCCTTATCGCTTTCTTTGTTTCTATCATTTATTAATGTATTGATAGCTTCTTCAATTTGTCTTTGAAAGAACTCTTGTGTTTCAAAACTATATCTAACATTATCTATATCAGTTTTTTCTGTCATCTCAAACCAATTCTTGAAGCAATTACATCAACACCTTGAGCATGAGTCCAAACAGACCCAGATGGTGTTTTTACTTTAATTTTAAAATATCTACCAGACTGTCTTACTGGATTATCTCCACTAGCAACCATTGTAGAAGAAGATGATTCTGTAGATGTATCAGCTAATCGTTCTTTACTTTGAATAGTTACTGTAGATGTAGCATCCACAATAGGTCTAACATTTACTATACTACTTCTGTGTCCTGGAAACAACTCCATTTCTCTAGTTTCTATAGTTCCTTCATTATCTGTTCCAGAGAAAATAGCTGCTTTGTAACTACTATCAATTGCACCTAAATATCTTTGTCCACCATTCCAAAAGTCAGTATCTAATGCAATATTAATATTATCTAAGTTTCCTGAAATCAAATCCATTAATTCTACAGTATATGCACCAACGAATTGTGAGAATATGGTACTAGCACTAGCATCTGCTGTACTCCATTTTTGAGTAGCATAATTATAAATAATTACTTTATCACAAATACCGGTAGTATTAGATGTGTCACTAGCAGATGGATATAGCCACATGGCTAATTGATTAAATGGATCTACAGCTGCACAAATTCTATCTGTAAATGCTTTATTTAAATCTAAATCAAAAAATCTATTAACTTTTTCTGCACCAATAGAAATTACTTGATCGCCATTCAGTTCAA